TTGCACTGGGGTCAGAAGTCTCAGGCGACCACCGAGGCATCCAGAAAGGCCAGTAATCACCTGTCTTTGTATAGAAGCCTTCGTATAAACTTCTATAGTAAAACGCCTCAGGAGTCTTGGGACGCGGCTCCTCAAACTTCTGCGCCTGAGCCTCCCAATCGGCCGGCACTAGACCCTGGCCAAGAATTCTGTCCTGGATTTCCTGAAACCAAGATTTCTCCTGAGTGCTCACACCGTCAGAAAATGCCTCCTTCTTGCGCCACAGCACCTCCGAAGGCAACAGCAAATCATCAACAAAAGCATCACGCAGCAGCTGCTTTTCTACCCGAGGCCCTTTGGCCAGAGGCCCTTTGGCCATAGGCCTACGAAGCTCAGTAGGAATACTCATCGCCACAGCCACAAACTGCTTGTCTAGAAATGGCGTCCTAGCCTCTAATCCATGAGAGCTAATCGACCTGTCAGAGCGCAAGACATCATACCGATGAATCTCGGAAAGAAGACGCTGTGAATCAGCCTCAAAGGCGTAATCATTCGGCGCCTTGTAAAAATATAGATACGAACCCCACTCCTCATCCGAGCCATCTCCGTTAAACACCACCTTACAATGACTACGCCTACGAACCTCGCGGGCAATCATCCAGTTCCCCACAGAGGCGCGCACTGTGGTAATATCATAGGACTCAATATCGCGAATCACCTCAGGAATACAAGCGAACATCTCATCGGCAGTAACGACCACCTCATGATGGTCTGAGCCAATCCAATCGGCCACCTTACGGGCAAAGGCCAAATCGCTACTACCCACCATTCCGATGCTGAATGTTTTGAGAGGCGGCAGACCACGCTTCAGAAGCATCCTCTGAACAATTGAGGCAATTAAGGAAGAATCCAGGCCACCGCTCAGAAGCGCGGCAACGGGTCGCTCCGTCATTAGGCGCTTCTCCACGGCAGCAAGAAGAGAATCGTGAACTGTGGTCTTTGCCAACTCCTCAGGCATATAGACGGCCTTTAGCCAAGGAACAGTGTGATACACTTCCTTTTTTACACAAACCCCAGACTTTACAGTCCATACCTCACCCGGTGGAAACTCAAAAATCTTGGCGTACGGCTCAACCAATGATTCAAGAACCTTCCTCTCACTTGCGAAGGAGATGCCTACGAACTTATCATCGGACCAATACAGCGGACGAATACCATAGGGGTCCCTGGCAACAATATAGGAATCATCCTCCTTGTCGTATAGCACTACACAGAAGACTCCATCCAAGGCTTGGCAGAAGGCAGCGGGGTGTTTTAGCGAAAACCATAGATGTCCTAGAACCTCACAATCGGAACCCTTTCCAGTATATCCAAGGGTCTTTTCGATTGCGGCAGAATTATAGATTTCTCCATTACACATCCACGTGGCATAGGGCGCGTCAAACGGCTGCATACCTCCCTCATGTAGGCCGTTAATGGCGAGACGAGTAAAGGCAAAGGTGGCCGATGTCAGATTTGTTATCTGGGTTCCCTCTGGACCACGTGCCACCAGTTTAGCAACAGCCTTATCAACATTCTTGTAGCGATTGTCAGATGAATATAAGACGGCAAGGATTCCACACATCCACTTCTTATTAGACCCCTAAGATTCTTAAACCAGCTTTTTCCGCATGGCACGATAGAATGGACGCTTCAGACCGTATTCGTAGAAATCAACAAGCAACCATAGCTGCCGCGGCTTCCGTGAAACAGACCTTTCTGGCAACATGGACTTCTGGTCAGCCCACCTTGACCTATGTAAGTGGCACATCACCTATAGTCGGTGCCTACGTCAATGCTGTAGGAATTCCATCTAACACACTCATCGTATCAATTTCAGGAACTACCGTAACAATAAGTAAGAATACAACCACAGCACAGGCTACTCAAACAAACGTCATTATGGCCCCATCTTCTTCTTCACTCTTCAAATATGACTCCTACGAGTCAAAGTATAATAACCAGGGGGGAATTTCCTATTTATCTTATGATACAGGTGTTCCTAAATTTGCTTCTACTATGGGCGCGTTTGGCTGTGAGGGCTCTAATTAAAATTAGACCCCAGGACCTTCGGTGAGGGCACGAACTAAAGTCCGCACCCACGCCTTCGGCGGAAGGCTCTAATTAAAATTAGACCCCAGGGCTGACCACAGACATTTAAATCTTTTTTTATTATTTGTATATAATAAAGAATGGATACGTTCACTACCTTATTCTGGCTGTGTTCAGTCCTCTTCCTTGGATTATCAGCATATTTATTATGTTGCTCAAAAAGAACTCCTATTTTCTATGCGCAGATTGCGTCCGGTTGTGGAATGTTCGTAACGAGTAAGATTGGCCGTACGTTTCTAGGATTGGACTAAAGAATCTCTCCAACTATGACTCAGAATGCCAAAGTCCATGAAAGAGAAATTAGACGAGATTATTCCTCTTCTCAAAAAACTAAATGACATTGGCATTCCTTCCACCGATGCCGGCTATAAGTCAACAAAGGCGCTCATGGATGCCTGGCTACGAGGCGACCATGATATTCTGAATGAGGAGATTCACTTTATGAAATATGGGCGTATTGGATATCTGAGTATGTATTCCAACTATAAGAAACCGAGTTTTGTTCTGAAAGCTACAGAGGAGCTAAAGGAGTATATTGACAGGCAAGAGGCAGAGGCAGAGGAAGAGGCAGATGCCTAAACTCCCCTAACAATCACTATATAACATGGACATTCTAAACTCATCTCTAGCAAAGGGAATCATTTCAGCACTAATTTCTTACTCGGCGCATTATGCCGCGACAAAGGCATATTCAACCGCCTGTGTTCCTGATGGATTCTACGGCTTCCTCCAAGGCCTAGTAACATCAGGAAGCCCGGTCTGTCAAGTGGGCATTCAGGTCATGACCGCAACGCAGGTCTCTTATTCAACGGTCATCATGATGGGTATCTCACGACTTATTCTTGATACAGTTGCCCCCTCTCCCTCATCAGAGAAGGTAAATACCCCTTCTAACACAAACAAAGAAACAGACTAGCCTAGAAGGCTAGTCTAAAATACACTGACAAAGAAAAGAGAATGACTGCCACCGCCGAAGGTTCATTATATGAGCTCCTCGCCAGAGGCAACAAGGACGTGTATTTATATGGAGATGATTCCAAATCCGTTTTTCTATTTGACTCATCCTATGAGGCACAGGCCCCACTTTTAGCAGAGCGCAGAACAGTCCCTCCCGTATCTACGGCAGAATTTGGACGCTCTGTAGAGTTCGCCTTTGACCTTGTCGGCGACCTCATGAAGGACCCATGTATCTTAATAAAACTCCCTACCTGGCTTCCTGCCACACAGGCCGCTCTAAACACGAAATCTATCATCAAAGATACAAGTGGCGTTTCTTACGGTTATACTCAAGGAATCGCCTACTTTCTCTTTGAGAATATTCAGTTTTTCCAAGATAATATCCTACTTCAAGAATTCAGCGGCGATACCTTATGGGCTCTCTCCAAAAACTCTGGAACATATTCGCGCAGATTTCTGACGATGGAAGAAACAGGCGACCACGATGGCTCACCTTTCTCTATTCAAAAGAACGCAACACCTCCACTCCTACGGCTAGAGCTTCCTCTTATTGGATGCCAAGGGGAAGGCCAAGGCTTTCCTCAACGAGGAGCTATGCGGCATACCTATCGCCTGAGGTGTAAGCTGAGAAGACTTGAAGACCTTGTTGAGGCATCTGACCAGAGACAGAAACCTACTCCTTGGAATACGGCAATGACGATTCAGAAAAGCAGGGAAAGAAATTACGAGCCCCCCACCTTAGAGCCGTTTACAAGCTTGAAGAGGGAGAATATTCCTCCTATAGAGCTACAATTGGAAACCAGCCAAGTCTATGTCGACAATGAGATGCAGCAAGCCTTAGAAAAGATTCCTACCAAGGTCCGTTTTACCAGACTCTTTGAGAACACCTTTACACAAAGCGCACTGGAATATACATCTGTCGTGGCAGGAGGAATCTCACAAGTGAAACGCCGCATTGATGGAAGACATCCGACAAGCCGCCTCATCTGGTATTTCAGGTCTTCGGCAGATATCTTGGCTAATCGCTTATATTCAGTTATGACGAGTGCTGGCAAACCCTACTTTAACACAGTTACCTTGGTTATTGCTGGCGGCCAACGAGAGGGCCCCCAGACTCCACAAGTCTGGAGAGATTTGACGAATTATGCCAAAGAGGACTGTGATTCTGGACTAGAGCTTAATACGATGAATTGGACTCTTGGCGCGACTCCTAGAGGAAGGCCAGAGCTTGATAAGATTGGAACAGTGAACTTTTCCACTGCTGATAAACCTACATTCTTTATTGATTTAGCTAATCCCGGCATTGCCATAGCAAAACAAACAACTCAATTAAACATAATCCAAGAAGGTTGGGGACAGTTCCAGACAGATGGAAAGGGTGGGGCTGAGTTGTTTTCATTTAACTGAGATGCCGAACTAGGATAGATGGGGACCCTAACAGATTTATCGGCAAATTATTTAGACACATTTGAACGAGAATTATTTGTCGGTTATGAACGAGCAGGAGGAGATATTGTGACACTCCTTGATTTAACCCCGAGAGACTTTCAAGATAATGAATATTTTCCTCTAGGTGCTGAAAAAACCTGGTGGCTACCAAGAAATCAGAAACTAAACCCTTTTACACTTTCCATACAAGAATTTCCCTTTCGCGGACCAACTGTCTTTGGTCAGAGGTTCACCTTTGATGTAAAATCAGTGGGTTGTGGAGATTTGTTGTTGAATACTATGCTACAGATTGAGCTAGGACATTGGTTAGATGATACCACCCTCCTACGTCTAGAATCAGGTAAATACAAGATAACCTCAGATTTCTGGGCATATGCCCAAGCTCTTGGCGCATCAATCGTGGAAAAGGCGGAGCTGGAAATTGGCGATTCTACCATTGAGACTATTGACGGAGATTTCTTGAATGTGTTTTTCAATATACAAGATATAAACGCACAATTTGGAATTGCCCAAGATGGCCTTGGGTTCTCCCAGCCCACACAAGCACGTCCTTTCCCGACGCAGGACCGAACTCTGTATATTCCTCTCCCCTTCTTTTTTAATCGCATAAAACTCAAGGAGGCGCTCCCACTTCTGGCATGTAAGGAGGGGTCTGTTCGAATACACGTTACCCTACGCCCCTTTCATCAATGTATTCAGAATCTGACCTCTCCTCGTCCTTGTGTAACAGATACTCCCCTTGGTCTAACATTTGCCGCGACGAATTTTCTGAATTCTGTCCAGATCGATGAATTCGTTACTGCCGAGGCAACCATTCCCAACTTCAAGACAATTAAGCTGGTGACGCAGGCGGCGAATACGGATGGGGAAATGCGCCAGCGAATTCTGAGAAGTCCGTTTGAGATTTTGCGACGTGATGTATCAACCTTCTACTTTGAAGAGCCCCTCAAATACGCAACCAATAAAACCTCCTCTGACACAATAACGGTCCAGCTTCCCTTAGAAGTAAATCATCCCATGGAAGAGTTTTTCTGGTTTGTTCGGCGCAAGGGAACAGCGAATCAAAGTGAATGGACGAACTATTCATCTGTCTTACACAAAGAAGAAGACCCCATCTATAATCCTCGCGTTCCTCTCTTAAAATCGGCGAGTATTCAATTTAATGGGGTGGAAATTGTGAATGCCGACGAGCAATTCTTTAGGAGTCATCTAGCTAAGAAACATAATGGTTCCATAACGTCATATAAGAAATTTATTTATGGATATTCACTGGCCACTTCTCCAGGGCAACATCAACCGTCAGGAACCTTGAATGCTTCACGGCTCCAGACAATTCGTCTAACCTTAAATGTCGCCGCGCCGAAAGACACGTGGGAAGTCAAGGTATTTGTCACTACGCTTCAATGGCTGCGCTTCCAGAACGGTATGGCGAACCCGATGTTCCAGAGCTAAGATTGCGGCACTTGCCCGCTACGTCGCTAAAAAAATCAATTCCAAACATCCATTTAACACAAGTCCCCAAATGTCAAAGGCAGAGGCAATCGTATGCTCTGCCTGTGCCATCTGTTTCTTTCCCCTCTCCCTGCCTATTATATGCGTCGAGCATTGTATCCAGTGTGAGAATGCCTCGAATGGAATCACACCGACGTATCCGTACCCTGTCAAGGCGTGCTGTAAGAATGGCAGCTACTTTCCTTGTTGTTATTATACGCAGCCAGAGCCTTCTGATGAGGATGCTCCACCTCAGAAGGTTATGGCCTCTCCTCCAAGAACACCAACCAAAAAGATAAATTCTAGTATCTATTCTAGCTTCTGAGTTCTATCAGACCTTTATAATATCCCTTATAATCGTATAAGGGCTGAAATTAATCTTGTATATTGCCAGAGCCTTCGGCATATCAATATAGAAGGCGTCATAAATGAGAATTGTTCCCGCGAATCCAATAATCATCTTATCGTAATAATCCATTTGTTTAATATCGTGTAAAAGAAAATAAATCATAATGAACAGACCAATTGATATCTTGAATACCATATTACTTACTATAAATACGATTCCGTGATGGTCTTGTTTTTTCATAATAATCAAGATAAACTGGACAACAAAGGCCACCTTTAAGAAAATTAAATAGATGTGAAAGATGGTCATTTCTACTTAGACCCTCGGAAATTCCTAGTTCTAAAGAAATAGTTAGGACACAAACAGATGGCATCGGCAAGCCTATTAAAAATGCTAGTGTCAGGGCTCCAAGATGAGCGCCTCTTACCGCCAAAGGGGCAGCCGAAGGTTGATGTCTTCCAGAAATCGTATATAAAGGCTGGGCGCTTTACAACAGAAACATATCGTGTAGACTTTGATAATCAACCGGCATTCGGGACAACTGCCCGCATAACCTTACCACGCAGAGGTCATCTTATCAAGCGAGTATTTTTGGTAACAGTTATGCCAGATATCTCGGCAACGCAAGCGACGGCGAGAGCGTGGGCAACCGCTAACAATCTTCCTTTCGCTGGCCCGACCTTTGGATGGACAAATTCTGTTGGCAACGCTCTTCTGACTTCGGCATCCCTCACTATTGGAGGAGCACCCATCGATGCCATAGAAGGAACACTCTTAGAAGTCCTTGATGAATTTACAACACCTCTTGAAAAGACAACGACGGTGAATCGTATGATTGGACGCTGGGACCACGGATTTACACCGAAATCTAACGGATTCTCAGGACAACAAACTCTCATAACACCCCTCCCTTTCTGGTTCGCGAGAGGAGACCCTTCTGTAGCTTTGCCGATTGACGCAATAGGTATAGATGCCGTCCAAATCAATATCGGATTTAACACAGTTGACCGACTATACACGACAACGAGCAGAATAAAGACGAATGATGCCTATGGCAGTGGTCAGAACCAAGTAACCGAGGGAGACACCATACAAAAGGTTCCTACGAGTGGCTCATATGTGTCAAATAAGTGTAATATAACTTATACGAATTATGATACCGTTATTGCTTCTCAACCTCCAGCTCCAAGAAAAGGGAATCTGGCCATGCCACCTATGGCGTCCAGTCCCTTCTTTGTCCTAGACCCGAATGGAACGGAAATGTATGGACTCAATGGAAATCCTGAGAAATCAGTCAGGGTCCGCCAGATTCCTGGAATTAAGATGGCAGATTCCTTTGAGATTGCCGAATCCTATTTACTCGTGGAATACGTCTATATTGACAAGCCTGAGGCGAATAGGATTCGTCTATCAGACTTAACCTATCCAATTCTCCAGCATTATTCTTTTACACAAGATACCAAGGGCGCGTCAACAACCCGTATTAACATGAGAGTGCCAAATATGTGCCGGCAACTCTTTATTACATGTCATCGCAATGACGCCGATTTACTGAATGCCCCCTTTCTCATGACGCGCGATTTGAGTGGAACCTTTATTGGCGACGCCAGTGGCATAGGACTTGTCGCTCCCTGGTGGCCAGATGCCCAAGGACTCAGTCTGACATCCTACTCACCACATAGTCCAGCGTATTCTGCCGAAGATTCTGAGCCGATTTCAAGCCTGAGTCTGAACTACGAAGGGCGTATAGTCAGATACTCAACGCAGAATCCAGCCTTTTATAGGAGCATTCTACCGAGCTTAGAGCAAAGAAAGAGCCCATGGCATAACAAGTATATCTACAATCTACCTTTTGGCACAAGTCTAGAAGAGTATGGAGTAGGCGTACCAACAGGCCACGCAAACTTGGATAAGATACAAAAGTTAGAGCTCAGCCTGGCATTCAAACCTCTCCGTGGCTCTGTCTCAGTTTCAAACGTTCCTACTTATACTGTATCAGTATGGGTGGAAACATATAACATCTTGAAGGTCTATGGTGGTCGTGGTGGTCTACTCTTTAGTTATTAGAGGACTTTATAAGCTTGTGAAAGATATTCCAACAGAAGCCGTTGAGCCTGAGGCATTTGTTGCGTTGACCACTACAGTATATGTCGTTTGACTTACTAGACCAGAAAAGACAATGAAATTAGAAATGAGTCCACTGTCTACGATAGGAGTAGTGGGGGTTCCGTCTAAGGTATAGGAATAGGATGTTGCTCCATCACCGCCAGTCCAATTAATCTGAGCAGTATTTGTGGTGATATTTGTTACACTTAGAAGAGGCTGTATAGGAGGAGGGCTCAGGGTTGACACGGTAAAGGGGGCAGAAGGAACATTGCCCTTAGAATTTACCGCTATTACAATAACCGTGTATTGGGTGCTGCTGCCCAGTCCAGAAAAGGTTGCTGACATGCCGAGTTGTGTGGTAGGTGTTGCCTGAGTCCCATTTAACACAAAGGTATAAGAAGACGCGGCAGTTGCCCCTTGCCAGCTGACAGTAAATCCAGAAGCAGATACACCACTAAAGGTCAAGCCTGTGGGGGCTGAGGGAGAAGGGATGATTGAATCGGCTGAGCTTATATAATTGGCTAGGGCCGTATACACATAGGAAGAAAGAGGACTGGCAGCGGCAGCTGCTTGTGCTGTGGCATAGGATTGCTCAGCGCGAGAAACAGCGCCAGTAGCGAGAGCGAGTTTGAGAGAATCTGATTGGACCGTGGAGAACAGAATGCTGGATACGCTTGATACTGCCGAAAGGCCAAGAAGAGTGCTCTGTCCCGCATGAGTTATAGAGGAAATGGTAGAAAGAGAGGCAATCGAGCTAACCAGAGCTATTTGTCTATCATAGGCAATTGACGCGAGATGAACAACTTCCTGAGACGCCAGAGCTGCCGTTTGCGTAGATAAGCCTACTACGAGGCTGGCAACTTCAGCGGCAACCACGGCAATGGACTCAGAAAGAGGTGAGATATTCGCTTGAGAAAGAGTAGAAGTATATGCCTCGGTAGAAGTGGAAAAGAATACCTTATTTTGTGTTAGAGTGGAAAGGGAATAATTATAGGCAACTGTTGCCGCAGCTAAAGAAGAACTGGTACCTTGGAGAGTGCTTTGAGCACTCTGGATTTTCTCTAAACTATTTCCACTTGCGATTTCCGTATCTAGAAGAGTATCAGCTCTTGTATATAGGGTTTGAGCATTGCCCATTGCCACGAGGGTGGAGGCAGTTGCCGCCTCGGCACTCACAACGGCATCACCATATTTCTGAACAGATGCCGCTATAGCCGATGCGGCTATACTAACCTTAGTAGTATCGAGAATCGCCTTTGCTAGAGGATTGACCACCGCCACCTGTTCCTGATTAATCAAGGCTGCCCCAGCTTGGATACTTGCCTGTGTGGCCGTGGCATAGACAACGCTGGTGGAGTTCACGGCACTCTGTAGCCCTTGAATCGCGGATAAGCCTGCTCCACCTGCCACGGCAGAAACAAGAGTTGCCACAGCAGTGCTATAATTGAGTTGGGCAGTTAAGGCACTCTGTGCGGCAATGGCAGATTTCTCATACAGGGCAGTTGCTTCTTTTACAAGCCCATTCGCGAGAGCGCCTTGGGTTGTGCTGTAGCTTAGTAAGGCGGCAGACTCCAGTATGGCAATTGTGCTAGGCTCTGATACGACACCGTTCTGGGCAGTTGACACGGCCAAGGCGGCGGCAGAAGCGGC